ACACATTGCCCTGTGGACAACTGCAAAGTGCCTGCAGATTGAGCAAAATTGCTGTAGTTATCCACAAAAAAGTTAACATAATGAACATCGTGTTAAACCGATTATGTAAGGCTCATGTAAGAAAGCATATAAATCAATGACTTACAGATGCATCGGCCTGTGGATAACTTTGACGCTGGCCGCGGCTGGCGCGGCGGCGCTGACCCCCCCCTTGCTCGCGGCGGCGGGGGCGGCTGTAGCTGCACCTAAACACATATCGCCATGAGCAACCCTAACCCCACCCCCCTGCCCCCCACTGCGAAAAAGCCTGTGCCGAAAAAAAATTCTGAGGATTTGGTGGCGAATAACCCATTTGTCGAATTCGTCAAACTCTACAAAAATAACCCTGTGCTCTTTGTCAAGGAGGTGTTGAACACCAACCCTGATCCTTGGCAAGTGGAGTTCTTGAACCACATCGCCGCCGGCAACCGCCGCATCTCAGTACGCAGCGGCCATGGCGTAGGCAAATCAACGGCGTCGGCTTGGGCGATGATTTGGTACTTGTTTCTGCGTTTTCCTGTCAAGGTGGTGGTCACAGCGCCGACCAGCAGCCAGCTCTATGACGCCTTATTTGCGGAGGTCAAGCGTTGGGTTAAGGTGCTGCCGCCAATGCTGTTTGACCAGTTGGAGGTAAAGCAAGACCGCATCGAGGTGAAAGACGCCAACGAAGAGGCGTTTATCTCGGCTAGGACAAGCCGCGCCGAGCAGCCCGAGGCGCTTCAAGGCGTCCACAGCGACAACGTGATGCTGGTGGCTGACGAGGCGTCTGGTGTGCCTGAGAAAGTGTTTGAGGCCGCATCAGGTTCTATGTCTGGTCACAACGCCGTGACGTTGTTGCTGGGCAACCCTGTACGCTCCAGCGGTTTCTTCTATGACACCCATAATCGATTGGCGGGTGACTGGGTGACCATGCGCGTGTCTTGCTCTGACTCACCGCGGGTATCTGAGGCTTACATTGAGGAAATGAAAGCGCGGTACGGCGAGGAGTCCAACGCCTACCGCATCCGCGTCTTGGGCGAATTCCCAAGGAGTGATGAAGATACTGTGATCCCCATGGAGTTACTGGACTTGGCAATGAATCGGGACGTTGAGGCGAGTCCTTATGCGCCACTGGTATGGGGATTGGACGTTGCGCGGTTTGGATCTGACCGATCTGCACTGTGCAAGAGGCGAGGTAACGCTGTGACTGAGCCTATCAAGACTTGGAAGAATCTCGACCTGATGCAGTTGACTGGTGCGGTGGTGGCTGAATTTGAGGCGTTGGCTCCAAGCGACAGGCCAGAGGAGATACTGGTTGACTCCATTGGATTGGGCGCTGGCGTGGTGGATCGGTTGAAAGAATTGAATCTTCCAGCTCGCGGCATCAACGTGTCAGAGTCACCGGCCATGGGCGGTACTTACAGGAATCTGAAAGCCGAGCTTTGGTACAAGGCCAAGGCGTGGCTTGAGCAGCGGGACTGTAAGTTGCCCAAAGATGAGCTGCTGGTGGCTGAATTGGCGACTGTGAGATATATGTTTACAAGCAACGGCAAGATTCAGATTGAGAGCAAGGATGACATCAAGAAGCGTGGATTGGCGTCACCTGATAAGGCTGATGCGTTTTGCTTGACATTCGCATCAGATGCGGTAATTGGCATGATGGGGTCAAAGTCAAGTGCCAAATGGAATCAGCCGTTGAAAAGAAACCTCTCAAGGGTTGCATAATTCGATAATTCTTTAAAGGAGTAATTGCGATGATGAAGAAAACCAAAACCGAGAAAAAGATTTCCAAGGTTTACAACGAGTTCAAAGCTGGCAAGCTGCACTCAGGCAAAGGTGGTCCTATCGTTAAGAGCAAGGCGCAGGGCTTAGCTATTGCTTTGAGTTCTGCTGGTGTGAAACCTAAAAAGGCGATGAAATAATGGCTACTATGCAACGCACCATGGATCAAGCCATGGATCAACAGCCTGGTTATCAGGATGGCGGCGCAAGCTGCCCTGCACCTACTCAGGACATCACGCTAAATCTGAAGAATCGCGCTAAGGCGATCACTTCAGCGGCCTATGGTCCTGAGAATCCTAATTTGCCCAATGATGCTTTTTGGAAAAAGAAAGCTGACCAGTGGGATGTGACAGTGGATGACGCCAAGCAAAGCCGTTGCGGTAACTGTGCAGCGTTCAATGTGTCTGACAAGTTGAAGCAGTGCATTGCTGACGGCATTGGCAATGAGGCTGATCCTTGGGGGACTATCAAGCTGGCCGACTTGGGTTATTGCGAAATCTTTGACTTCAAATGCGCCGCAAGCCGTACTTGCGATGCGTGGGTAGTTGGCGGTCCTAACACTGGTGAGGAAGATGGAGGAATGGATGCGGAAACGTCAGATCATGAGCCTGAATCCTTACTCACAATCAAGATTGGTGGACACAATGGCGACTAAACCTGGCCTCTATGCCAACATCCATGCCAAGCAAGCGCGTATCAAGGCAGGCTCTGGCGAGAAGATGAACAAGGTTGGCAGTAAGGCTGCGCCGTCTGCTGCTGACTTCAAGTTGGCTGCAAAGACGGCTAAGAAGCCAAAGTCAAAGAAGTGATCTCACCGATTTGCATCAGCACAGTACACGGCAAAGGTTTGCGGGTGATGCTCACAAGCATTGCCGAGTACTGTCCCGAAGTGCCTGTCTATTTGCGAGGTCCAGAGTCCATTATTGGCGGCTATGACGCTGATCTGAAGATCTTTGGTGCTCCGCACAATTTTGGTGATGACTACAACGATGTTATTGACAAGGCATTTGCCGATGGCTTTGACTCTGTTGTTTGCGCCAATGATGACATTGTCTTGACCCCCACCAGCTACAGGTATCTGATGGAGGATGTATCTCAATTGATACACGAAACTGGCGAGCCAGTGGGTTGGGTGGCTGCGCGTTGCGATGCCGCAAGGCCAGTACAGAACATTCGCAGCAATCCATTTAATCAAGATTTGTATTATTTCAAATATCCATACGAGGATTCCATCATGCCGATGGAATGTCCAAGCCCGATATTTGCTTGGATTGGCAAAGATGCGTGGGAAGTGCAGAAGTTCCCGCCACTTAATTGGTACTCGGATGATGTGCATTGCGAAGACTTGCGTGCGGCGGGTTTCCACCATTACTTGTCGCGGTCTTATGTCCACCACATTGGCAGCCAGACTATTGGCATGGACGGCAACAAGTTGATCCAGCAGTCAGTGCCATGGATTAGAAAGAATAGACCAAAATACGCATCCGACTGGTTTAGTTCTTAAGGAATTTCAACATGAAAACACCCGCATGGCAGCGTAGTGAGGGAAAGAATCCAAAAGGCGGCCTAAATGCCAAGGGACGCGCCAGCGCCAAGGCAGAGGGCATGAATCTGAAAGCGCCAGTTAAGAGTGGCGACAATCCGCGCAGGGCATCATTCCTTGCGAGAATGGGCAATATGCCAGGCCCAGAGATGAAAGACGGCGAGCCAACGCGCTTGCTGCTGAGTTTAAAAGCGTGGGGCGCATCCAGCAAAGAGGATGCAAGATCCAAGGCCAAAGCAATATCTGCAAGAAATAAGGCGAAAAAATGAGCGAATTACCTATCACCACCGACATTGGCGCAATTGAGCCAATGGATGACACCGAGTTGCAGGGAATTGTCTCTGGCGAGTTGGAGGACGCTGTCAGTTACATCGACTCTGATGTGTCACCAATCCGCGCCAAGGGTACTGAGTATTACCGAGGTGATCCCTTTGGAAATGAGGAAGATGGCCGTTCTCAGGTAGTGGCGATGGAGGTGCGCGACACTGTTAGCGCCATGATGCCAAGCCTGATGAAAGTATTTTTCAGCTCTGAGAATGTGGTGGAGTATGTGCCACGTGGACCAGAAGATGTCGCTGGCGCACAGCAGGCGACAGATTACGCCAACTATATATTCAGCGCCGATAACAATGGTTTTATGACCACCTATGCGTTGTTCAAGGACTCGCTGGTGCGCAAGTGCGGCATTGCCAAGTATTGGTGGGAAGAGAACGAAGAAGTCAAGATCGAAGAATATTCTGGCCTCGATGACCAGACTGTGCAAATCCTGATGCAAGAGGATGCAGAGGTAAAGATCGTGGTCAGTTACCCTGATCCATCGATGCCGATGCCGATGCAGCAACCACAAGTTGATCCTGCTACTGGCCTGCCCATGCAGATCCCTCAACCCATGTTGCATGACGTTCAAATCAAGCGAAACACCAAAGATGGCCGTATCCGCATCATGGCTGTACCTCCCGAGGAGCTGGTGCTGGATCGCAGGGCGAGATCGTTTGATGATGCTGGCATCATTGCCCACCGCCAAATGGCGACAGTCTCTGACCTGATCGGTATGGGATATGACCAGGATGAAATTGAAGAGAACATATCCAGCACCGACTTAGATAGCAATGACGAGTATTTGGCGCGTCAGCCTTTGTCCACCACCATGGGCGCAGGCGACAGTCTGAATCCCATGCAGCGCAGGGTTTTGTATATCGAAGCATATATGCGCGTGGACTATGACGGCGATGGCATCCCCGAGTTGCGGAAGATTTGCTGCATGGGTTCGGGTTACACCATGGTGCGGAATTTACCCGCCAGCTATATCCCATTTGTGGACTTTCCCTGCGATCCCGAGCCACACACCTCGCCTTTGGAAGCGATGTCGATTTTTGACATCACGCATGACATCCAAGAGATCAAGTCCGAAATCATGCGTAATACGCTGGATTCGCTGGCTCAGTCTATCCACCCGCGTACAGCGGTGGTTGAGGGTCAGGTCAACATTGATGATGTGCTGAACAACGAGACTGGCGCAATTATCCGCATGAGAGCGCCAGGCATGGTGCATCCATTCAGCTCGCCATTTGTTGGACAGGCCGCATTCCCCATGCTCGACTACATGGATCAGATGCGCGAAGACCGCACTGGCATGAGCAAGGCGGCGATGGGCTTAGACCCTGACGCGTTGCAGTCGACCACCAAGGCGGCGGTGGCTGCCACAGTCAGCGCCAGCAGTCAAAGGCTTGAGCTGCAAGCTCGCATCTTGGCCGAGGGTATGAAAAAGCTCTTCAAGGGCATTCTGTACCTGATGACCACACACCAAGACAAGCCACGCATGGTGCGTTTGCGTAACGAGTGGGTGCAGATAGATCCTCGCGCATGGGACGCCAACATGGATGTCAATGTCAACATTGGCCTTGGTAATGGCGACTTGGGTGAGCGTATGCAAGGCTTAACCATGATCGCTGGCAAGCAAGAGCAGATCATGCAGCAGTTTGGCTTGTCCAATCCTGTGGTGACACCCGCCATGTACATCCGCACTATCCAAAAGATTGTGGAATTGTCAGGATTCAAGGACGCATCAAGTTACTTCCAAGCCCTACCTGCTGACTTTCAGATGCCTCAATCTACGCCAAAGCCAACACCTGAAGAAGTATTGGCGCAAGTGCAGGCGCAGTCGATCCAAGCTGACATTCAGAAAAAGGCTGCCGAGCTGGAATTGAAGCGCGAGCAGATGGTCAGAGATGACGATTATCGAAGAGATCAATTGGCGCAGGACTTAATGCTCAAGAAGTATGAACTTGAGTTAAAGTACGGCACACAAATTAGCACTGCTGAGATTGATGCTGGGCAGGCAATGGACAGAGAGGCGATGCAACAGCAGACGGCTCTTGTGCAAAGTGCGGTGCAAGCCGCCAACCAAGTACAAGCGCCGCCAGTTGAGCAAGTGCCACCCATCAACCTTAGTGGAATGGTTCAATGAACGAAGACGCAGTACGAAAAGGTCAAAAGGCTCACCAGTTAGCCAATGACGAGGTCTTTTCGGCGGTATTGGAAAAGATGAAAAATGACCAGTATTGGATTTTTGAGTCTACTAAACCCGAAGAAACCGCCAAGCGCGAGATCGCCTGGTCAATGCTGAAGGCTATTGAAAACTTTCGCATTGAGATCACCAAGATGGTGGACAACGGCAAGGTGGCACAGCGTGCCATTGAACGCGCAACCAAAAATATCGTTTAATTAGGAAATAGACCATGCAAACAGTAGCACCAACGCCAGCAGGCAGTGCAGTACAAGGTCCAATGAATGTGGCTGAAGCAGCCAATGCACTTGCAGGATTACTGCCCGATGAGGGACAACAGGAAGACGGCGAGGCGCAGTTGCCCGAAGAGGGCGCGGCGGTAGAAGAAGAGTTGTCAGCAGATGCAGACGCGGCTGATGATGAAACCGATGCCGAACAATCCGAGTTAGATGAAGACACCGAGGAGCAAGAACAGCCACAAGTCTTCTCCGTCAAAGTTGACGGAAAAGAAGTCGAGGTGACGCTGGACGAACTTCAAAAGGGATATTCAAGGACTCAGGATTACACACGCAAAACGCAGCAAATCGCCGAGGTGCGAAAGCAAACCGAAGCTGAGTTGCAGGCAGTGCGTGCCGAGCGTGAGCAATACGCTCAGTTATTGAGTGCGTTGGAGGCACAGGTTCAACAAGTGGCGCAGCCAAACATTGATTGGGATCGTCTTTATCAGGAAGACCCTATTGAGTGGGTACGGCAGCGCGAGGTGATGCGCGAAAACCAAGAGAAGTCGGCGGCTATTCAAAGTGAACAGCAACGACTGGCTCAGTTATCGCAGCAGGAGCAAGCACAGTTCATGCAGCAGAGATTGCAGCAGGAACAAGAGGCTTTATTGGCGGCCATCCCTGATTGGAAAGACGCCAAGAAAGCTCAAGCTGAAAAGGCTTTGCTTGTTGAGTTCGGTCAAAAGATCGGATTCACGCCAGACGAGTTGAAGAGTGTGGTGGATCACAGGGCGGTCTTGATGTTGCGTAAGGCAGCGTTATACGACCAGATGATGTCCAAGAGGGGCAACATCAAGCCAGTGACGAACAACGGCCCTCGGCCTGCCAAGCCTGGTGCAGCAGGAAGAGTCTCAAATACGACTGAAGCAGTTCGCGCACAACAGCGCGTCGCTAAAACTGGCCGTGTCGATGATGCGGCCAATGCAATCTTCCAACTTTTGAAATAAGGAATAAATCATGGCTATCGTAACGAACACATTTACAACCTATAGTGCTAAAGGCATTCGGGAAGATCTTTCAAATGTAATAACTAATATTGCACCGGAAGAAACACCATACTCTTCAAATATTGGCCGCGAAAGCGTCTCCAATACTTTGTTTGAATGGCAGACAGATACATTGGACTCTGCTGCTGCTAACGCACAGCTTGAGGGTGATGATGTAACTTTTAACTCAGTGACCGCTACTGTTCGCTTGACCAACTATGCTCAGATTTCACGCAAGACTATTGTCTTGTCGAACACTGAAGAAGTTGTCAACAAAGCAGGCCGCCGTTCTGAGTTGGCCTATCAGATCGCCAAGCGCGGTTCTGAATTGAAGCGTGACCAAGAGTTTGTGATGTTGAACGGCGGCATTGCTGTTGCCGGTAACACCACCACAGCTCGCGTGACTGCCTCTTTGCAGGCTTACATCAAGACCAACGTGGACTATGACACCACCAACGGCGTAAATCCTAGCTACACCACCCTGCCTAACTCAGCTCGTACTGACGGCACTGTGCGTACTTTTACTGAAACCATTCTCAAGAATGTGATTCAAAAGGTATGGACACAAGGCGGCACACCTAAGATTTTGATGGTTGGTCCAGTCAACAAGCAGCGCGTGTCAGGTTTCTCTGGCATCGCATCAGCTCGTTACAACATCAATGGCGGTGATCGTCCTGCAACTATCATCGGGGCCGCCGACATCTACGTCAGCGACTTCGGCCAAGTGCAGGTGGTTCCCAATAGATTCCAACGCGAGCGTGACGCTTGGGTGATCGATCCTGAGTACGCAAAAATGACTGTCCTGCGTCCTTACCAACAAACTGAGTTGGCGAAGACTGGTGACGCCGAGAAGCGTATGCTTTTGGTCGAATGGGGCCACAAGGTATTGGCAGAAAACGCACATGGTCTGGCAGCAGACTTGGTAACTTCTTAATCGAAGCAAAGGAAGAGGGGGGGAGCAATCCCCCCTTTTTTTACATGGAAAAAAGAATATTCAGCGAAGACAAAGATCAGGGCATCACACGCTACTGGCACTACAACCCTGAGACTGATGAGGCAACGATTCAGACGCAACAGGATGTGACTGACATCATTGAAGAGAATAAGCAAGAGTTCAATATGGTGGACGAGCGTGCTGGCTGGAAAGGTGAGTTTCACCGCGTTGCAAGCATCCCAATGTCTATATATGCAAAGCTTCAATCAGAGGGCAAACTGGATGACCAGGAATATATGAGGCGCTGGCTTAATGATCCAGAGAATAGATTTTTTCGAGTACGACCAGGACAAGTATGAAATACATTGCAGTATGCACACCAGCGCGTGACATGGTTCACACCATGTTTACCTATGATCTTGTCAACATGGTGGCTAATCACACATTGAACACCAATGATGCCATCAGCTTGAAAATATCGCAGGGAACGCTTATCGCCAATCAACGAGCTGAATTGTGCCTAGACGCGATGCGTGAAAAATGCACCCATGTGCTTTTTATTGATTCTGATATGCGGTTTCCGCATGACATGATTGAGCGTTTGCTGCAACATGACTTGGACATTGTGGCTACCAACTGCGCCAGACGCCGTATGCCAACAGGACCAACTGCACAGATTTACAAAGAAAATGGCGAGCGTGAGCTGGTATATACGATGCCCGAATCAACTGGCCTGCAAGAGGTTGGATCGGTTGGCATGGGCGTGATGCTGATCAAGGCCAATGTCTTTGCAAAGTTGGCCGAGCCTTGGTTTGAGACTCCATGGCGGCATGACAAGCGTGGGTACATTGGCGAGGATGTTTTCTTCTGTAAGAAAGCCAGAGATGCAGGCTTTAAGATATGGATTGATCACGATGTGAGCAAGGAAATCGGCCACATTGGGATGTTTGAATTCAAGCATGACCATACTTGGGTGATGCGTGAAGTCCAAGAAACTGAAAAGGTTACCTGATGGCACTCACGACTTATGCGGAGCTGAAGACCTCGGTTGGCGACTGGCTCAACCGCACTGATTTGGCGACTGCAATTTCAGACTTTGTCAGCTTGGCAGAGGCTCAGATTGAGCGCCAGTTGCGTACACGCCAAATGATTGTGCGTGCCAATGCGACATTTGCGGCTGCTGCTGAATATGGCACAGTGCCTGATGACTTCTTAGAAGTCAAAGCCATCAAGATCAATACCAATCCAGTCACCAACCTTACATTCCAAACCATTGACGCAATGGACTCTCTGTCGAATACGACATATTTGTCCAGTGGCAAGCCTTTGTACTTCAGCATTGTTGGCGGCCAAATCAGACTGCTTCCAATCCCTGATGGCGCATACACCGCAGAGCTGGTGTATTACGCAAAGTTGGCTAAGTTATCAAATACGAATACAACCAACTGGCTGCTGACTCAAGCGCCTGATGTGTATTTGTATGGTTCACTCTTACAGGCTGCGCCATATCTACAAGACGATGCGAGAATACCTGTATGGTCATCGCTGTATCAGGCAGGACTAGATCAATTGCAGATTGCAGATGATCGTGGTTCTACATCCGGCGGCGCAATTATGTCAAGAGCAAGGACATTTGGATGATAGTTACCACCACCAAAGGCGAGATGGATGACTCATTGCTTGAGAAGCGTGAGGGTTCATTGGAGAACGATACCGAGACAACGAGCTGGGTAGAGTATTGGCTTGCTGGTGAGATGGTGCATCGATCTGTCCATATGGCGCTCAAGCGTGGTGTTTTTGCTGATGGCATCAGTCAACAAATTTAAGGAATAAATCATGGCCAATACGCAAGCAATGTGTACAAGTTTCAAAGGCGAGCTGCTTGTCGGCCACCATAATTTTGGCACTGGCGTAGTACGCGCTGCCACTACAGCAGACACTTTTAAGGCTGCTCTGTACTTGGCATCTGCCACTGTCAATGCGTCCACCACAGCCTACAGTTCTACAGGCGAGGTGACAGGCACAGGCTACACCGCAGGCGGTGTCACAGTTACTTTTGGAACTGCGCCAAGCACCAGTGGCACTACAGCCTTTGTGACTCCCAGCGCCAGCATCAGCTACAGCTCTGTCACCCTATCTACAGCCTTTGACGCGGTCTTGATCTATAACTCGACTCAGTCAAACAAGGCAGTCAGCGTCCACACATTTGGCAGTCAGACAGTGACTGCTGGAACATTCACGCTGACCATGCCGACCAATGATGCAAGCACTGGCCTGATCAGGCTGGCTTAACCAAGGGGCAGCGGCATGGCTGCTTATGGTACTGGTCTATATGGCAGGGGCAATTATGGAATTGGCCTTGTTGTTGCCAATGGTAACCAGGCGACTGGTGCTGTTGGAACTCTATTAGCCAGCATATCAATCCAAGAAGATGGGACTATTGCCACAGGCAATGTAGGAACAGTCACAACTTCCCGCGTTGTTGCACTTACTGGAAACGCATCAACGCTATCAATTGGTACTGTTAGCCCAGTAAATACAATTGCTGAAGATGGTAATTCTTCCACTCTATCAGTTGGTTCTGTTACCCAATCTAGAACTATTGTGTTATCAGGTAATGCAGCCACTTGCGCTGTTGACTCAGTCCTAGCAACATCAACCAAAGCAGTTACAGGCAATGCGTCTAGCCTGGCAGTTGGTACTGTTGCACCATCAAGATCAATTGCTGAAGATGGAAATTCATCAACTTTATCAATTGGCTCTGTTGGTCTGACAAGCACCAAAGCAATTACAGGAAATGCTACTACTGGTGCTGTTGGCACAATGTCGGCAGAAGTTATATCGTTCCAAGCTATTACTGGCGTTGCAGGAACTGGAGTTGCTGGAACTGCTTCTAATGTCATATCCATAGGCATAACAGGCGTTCAGTCTGTTTGCTCAATTCAGTCTATGACTAGACTTGGATGGGGTGCTTATCCAAACAATGACGAGACATGGTCAAAGCAATCAGATACGGCAGAGACATGGACATCCATATCTCCAACCACAAATGGTTGGGGAGCAGTTTCAGATACGTCAGAAAGTTGGACTGATTTGTCGGACAATTCAATCACTTGGCAAGAGGCCGCATAGGAGTTTTCAGCATGGCAGATACCACCACCACAAACCTATTGTTGACAAAGCCCGAGGTTGGCGCGTCAACAGACACATGGGGTACGAAGATTAATACCGATCTTGACTTGATTGATGCAAAATTTACAAGCAATCTATTAAGCGCTTCAGCCAATGGAGTCACAGGCTTCAAGAACCGCATCATCAATGGTGCAATGGTGATTGACCAAAGGAATGCGGGGGCGAGTGTTACTCCTACTGCTTCAGCATATACACTTGATAGATGGATTGCGGCAGTTTCACAATCCAGTAAATTTTCTGTTCAACAAAGTTCTACTTCTACTACTGGGTTTAAAAATAGCCTGTTGATAACTTCTCTATCAGCTTATTCAGTTCTTGCTGGTGATTATTTTGATATTGACCAAAGAATTGAAGGTTTTAATGTTGCAGATTTAGAGTGGGGAACAGCAAATGCACAAACAGTTACTTTGTCTTTTTGGGTACGCAGTTCATTAACTGGGACATTTGGAGGGTCTTTACAAAATTCAGCAGGCAATAGGTCTTATCCATTTACATACACAATTAGTTCAGCAAATACATTTGAACAAAAAACAATCACAATAACTGGAGATACCACTGGAACATGGCTTACAACAAACGGCATTGGATTGCGTGTAAGTTTTGGTATTGGGGTTGGCTCTACTTATAGCGGAACTGCTGGCTCTTGGTCAGCAAATAACTATCTTTCAGCCACAGGCGCAACCAGCGTAGTCGGCACAAACGGCGCTACTTTCTACATCACAGGCGTACAGCTAGAAAAAGGCTCAACAGCAACGTCATTTGATTACAGACCATACGGCACTGAGTTGGTTTTGTGTCAGAGGTATTTTTGGAGTCCTAATTTTGCGGTTGGTGCTTCTACTTATGTAGGTATTGTAAATACCTCAAGTTCTGGATTAGTTAGTATTCCGCATCCAGTTGTTATGCGAGCCGCACCAACAGTAACTTATTCTGGAACATTTTCAATGGATGATGGCTCTACAGGCGCAACCAGTAGTTCAGTTACTACAAATGCCGCAGGCGTAAATACTATTCGTCCATATTTTCAAAGCATATCACCAGTATTAGTGACAGGAAGATGTATGTCTTTGACTTCAGGCGGAACAATGTTAATTTCAGCGGAGCTATAAATGTACAAAGAAATAAAAGACCAAATTTATCATAGGGTATGTTGCATTTTACGATTACAAGACAATGCAAACATCCCAACAGACCCCGCCAACACCGACTACCAAGCCTACCTTGCATGGGTTGCAGAGGGCAACACACCAGAGCCTGCTGATGAGGTGACAAGTGGATAACCAGCAGCTCTTCAACCTGGTTATTGGTGTCGCTGGATTCTTGGCGGCATACGTCATTAACTCCATGACCCGCACAATACAAAAGCTGGAGGACAAGGTCAACGAATTACCTCACAGCTATGTGCAAAAGGATGACTACCGATCTGACATTGCTGAGATCAAGGCCATCTTGAAGCAGATCTTTGACAAACTAGACAGCAAGCAAGACAAATGATGTGGACCCATTCACCGCCGCCCTAGCTGCTATTAGTGCAATTAAGTCAGGCGTTGCGCTTTATAAGGACATAAAGCAAACAGGCGGTGAGCTGGCAAAGATCACAAAAGAGATTTCGGGTTTCATAGGTCAGTTTTTTGAGGCGCATGAAGAGGTAAAGAAGCAAGCAGAGGAAATAAAGAAAAATCCTCCAAAAACAAAATCCCTCAAGTCGCAGGCTCTTGACAATGTCTTCAACCAAATCGAATTGGAGAGACAGTCAGTTGAGTTAAGAGAATTCCTGATCTATCAAGTTGATCCAGCATTGGGTGCAGTGTGGTCAAGGTTTGAAGAAGAGTATGCAAGACTCAATGAGGAGCAAGAAAAGGAAAGGCTAGAACAGGAAGCAAAGGACAGGGTGGTGGCATGGCAACGAAGAAAAATGCTAAACCAACTACAAGACAGGGCGTTAGTAATAGCAGCAGTGATGATCGTTTTTATATACCTCCAGCTCCTATTCCTAGCAATCCACCAAATGAAAGTAATGAGATGGGATTCATAATCGCATTTATCTCAATGGTGGTTGTTTTTGGCCTGCTTTTACCCATCATTGGCGCTATGTACTTGGATATCCTTGAAACGAAGAGAGAAACAAAGCAACAGCAAGAGCAAGTTAAACGATTGATAAATAAGGTGGAGAAAAAGGAATGATTCCAATTGTTGCGTCACTGCTTGGCACATTAGCCCAAAACGGCTTAGGTTTACTCTCTAGCGCAATACAGGCCAAGGGTAAAGAGGTTGTGGAGAACACTCTTGGGGTCAAGATTCCAGACGCACCTACCCCTGAAGATGTTAGCAAACTTAGACAGCTTCAATTCGACCATGAAGAAAATTTATTGGCGCTTGGCATTGAAAAGGCAAAGCTAGAGCTGGCCGAGCTTGATCTGTTGGCAAAGGCTGCTCAGTCTGACGCTGACAACATCACAGATCGCTGGCAGGCTGATATGTCCAGCGACAGTTGGCTATCCAAGAACATTCGGCCTATGTCTCTTATAGCCATCTTTCTAGGCTACTTCTTGTTTGCCATGATGTCTGCCTTTGGTTACAACGCAAACGAGTCCTATGTCACTCTGTTGGGAAATTGGGGTATGTTGATCATGGGCGCATACTTTGGTGGCCGTACAGTTGAGAAGCTGGCAGAAATGAGGAAGAAATGAGCTTAAACACCGAACAGGCTGCATTCCTACTGGATATGTGCAAACTGATCCAATACGCCACCGACCAAGGCTTTATGGTGACTGGCGGTGAATTGGCGCGTACACCAGAACAACAGGCTATCTATTTCAAAACTGGCCGTAGCAAGACCATGAACTCCATCCACTTAAAGCGTTGCGCCATCGATCTGAATTTTTTCAAGGATGGCAAGATCATTTGGGATAAGTCAACCATTGCACCACTTGGCGCGTTTTGGGAAAGTCTGCATCCAAAGAATCGTTGGGGCGGTAACTTCTCCAATTTGGTGGATTGTCCACACTTTGAGAGAAACGTCTAATGGCACTTAACCTTGGTCAGCAGATAAGCACACCAGCGCAGCCAAACCTTGGTACGCCTGCGCCTGCCTATGACCAAGGATTCTTTGGTACGTCATTTGGCGGCTTGAATGCTTACTTCACCAAGCTGACGGCCATATTTGCGGCGCTCTTTGGTCAGCGTGGTGGCAAGTACATCAACGCGCCATATGGGGCGTTTCAAGATGGCACAGATCAGACGGCGGCCAACACCACCACAGCCTACGCCATCACATTTAACACCACCGACTTCAGCAATGGCGTTACTTTGTCGAATTCGTCAAGACTTAATGTGTCTCAGGCTGGCTTATACAACTTGCAATTCAGTATCCAGTTTATAAATACCACCAATGCATCTCAAGATGTTGATGTGTGGTTTCGCAAGAACGGCACAAACATTGACAAATCAAACAGCAGATTTGGCTTTGCGCCAAGGAAAGGTGTTGGCGACCCATATCACACCATTGCCGCGCTGAACTTTTTTGTAAGCCTGTCGGCCAATGACTATGTGGAGATCATGTGGCGGCCAACAGATGTTGGCGTCAGTATTGAGCATTACGCGGCTAGCAGCTCACCGACTAGGCCAGTAGTGCCATCAGTCATTGCCACACTTTCTTTTGTGTCCAATCTGTCAACAGAAACAGCATAATTCAGTTATGGCACTCATACCTCTCAAAATCCCACCTGGCGTGTACCGCAACGGCACTGAATACCAGTCTGCTGGGCGGTGGTTTGACGCCAACTTGGTACGCTGGTTTGAGAACACTCTCAGACCGATTGGCGGCTGGCGCAAACGTTCCAGCAGCCAGATGACAGGATCATGCCGAGGTTTATTGACTTGGCGGGACAATAGTGGAGATAGGTGGATTGCTGCCGGTACACATTCCAAGCTCTACGCCATGAACGAGGCTGGCACGCTCAAGGAAATTACGCCATCAGGATTCACTGCTGGACAATCTGATGCAATCATCAAAACTGGCTATGGATATTCGACTTATGGTAACTATGCCTATGGTGTGGCGCGTCCTGATAACGGCACAGTAACACCAGCAACAACTTGGAGCTTAGACACTTGGGGCGAGTATCTGATTGGCTGCTCTGATTCTGACGGCAAGCTCTATGAGTGGCAGTTGGGATTCTCAACGCCAACGCTGGCTGCAGCCATCACCAACGCGCCAACAGGATGCCAAGCTGTGATGTCCACCGCAGAACGCTTTGTCTTTGCCTTGGGAGCATCCAGCAACCCTAGACTGGTGAAATGGTGCGATCAAGAAAACAATACTGTATGGACGGCAGCGGCAACCAATCAGGCGGGTGACTTTGAATTGCAGACAGTTGGCGCTTTAAAGGCTGGAAAAAAGGTTCGCGGCATCAATTTATTGTTTACTGATGTTGATGTACATACCGCCACCTATGTCGGTTTGCCTTATGTGTACTCATTTGAAAAGGCTGGATCAGGCTGTGGATTGATCTCCTCTCAAGCTGTGGCGGCCATCGACACTGCCGCCATGTGGATGTCTACATCAGGATTTTGGATGTTTGACGGCTATGTCAAGCCTTTACCATGTGATGTGTCGGATTATGTGTATCAGAATCTGAACTACAACCAAGCAAGCAAGGTGTACGCTGTACATAACTCCAAGTATGGCGAGATTTGGTGGTTCTACCCATCAAGCGCCAGCAATGAAGTTGACTCATATGTCATCTATAACTATCGAGAGGGCCATTGGAATATTGGCTCACTGTCTCGCACAGCAGGAACTGACAGGGGCGTGTATTTGAATCCTTTGATGGTGTCATCTGACGGCTACATTTATGAGCATGAGGTTGGTTACGCCTACGATGGTGGCTCTGTCTATGCTGAGTCTGGACCATATGAGATTGGAATTGGTGAAAACATCATGTCGGTGCGTCAGGTAATACCCGATGAGCAGACTTTGGGTGAGGTTCAGATCAGCTTCAAGTCTAGGATGTATCCGACATCAACTGAGACAAGCCATGGTCCATATCCAGCGTCACAGCCTACCGATGTGCGGTTTGCTGGCCGTCAGGTAAAGATCAGGTATACCGGCGCAGTGTTGGAGGATTGGCGCGTTGGCGTCAACCGAGTTGATACTGTAACGATGGGTAAGCGTTGACAAACGAAGAGGATTTGGAGAGGCTGCGCCATCATGTGGAGGCGGCACTAGAATACTCTGGTGGAACACATGGAATTGAGGACATTGCAGAGGGACTCAAAACAGGCAGATTTCAACTGTGGCCTGCTGATGACTCTGTGGTGGTGACTGAGATCATTGTCTACCCGCGACTCAAGAATTTGCACTTCTTTCTTGCTGGCGGCGACCTAGATGAACTCCGATTGATGCGACCTTTGATCGAATCGTGGGGTAAGAGCATGGGTTGCACGCGAGTGTCTTTAGCTGGCCGTGAGGGTTGGGCAAAGACATTTTTAAGAGATGAGGGTTACAAGCCAAAGTGGTTTGTATTAAGCAAGGACTTATAAATGGCATACGAAGATTTTTTAGCGAGTCAGAGGTGGACTAATTTGCCACCGCCAAATATTGGCCCTTTGCCGCCAAAAAGTGTTGGTCTTTTATCGCCAGAAGTAAATCTCTATCAGCAGATCATGTCGCAGATGCAGCAAACTGAGCAAGCACCAAAAGGTTTGCTTGATGCTACTGGTGGTTATAACCCTGCAATTTATGATGTCACGCCAGAACAGAATCAGGCAGTTACAAAATTAAATGAGGGATTAAGTAGATTTGGCGGTGGTGGTGGTAGTTCTAGTGTTGCTGCACAGCAAGCAGCCGCACAAGCGGCATTGGCGCAGATGACTCCAGGTGAGCAAGCTGCACTTAATGCGATGGCTATTCCAAATTTGGTTAATTTAATGCTTCCATTCCCTGTAAAAGTATTGATGAATGTGATGGGTATCGATGCGCCTGGTACTACCTCAAGCGGCGGCGTCAGCTCCACCAGCGGAAGTCCAATGGCTGGCATTGCCAGCAAGGGTAATGTTGGGCAAGTTGCCAACGCCACCACAACTGCTGGTCTTGCTATTGGCAATGCTATTGGCGCTGGTGTTGGCGGTATTGGTACATCGCCTGGCACTACCGGCGGTGGGTTGGCAGGCATGGGAAGTGGCGCAGCAGGAGTTGCCGCCACAGCAGCCGCCACAGGTAGTGGTATGGGTGGCATTGGAGGTGGTGGCTCAAGTGGTGGCAGCGGCGGTGGTGTCGGTGGTGCATCAGGTATGGGCGGCATGGGTACAGGAGCAGCAGGCGCAGCCGCATCAGCAGCTGCTGGAGGCGGCAGTAGCGGCGGCAGTAGCGGTGGCGGTGGAGGCGGTGGTGGAGGCGGCGGTGGTTGTTGCTTCATCATGCTGGAAGCTCGCTATGGTGACGGCACTATGGATGCTGTTGTTCGCAGATACCGCGATGAGAAGATCACCAACCACAACAAGCGTGGCTACTACAAGTTGGCTGAAGTCTTTGTGCCACTTATGCGCCAATCCAAGCTATTCAAATTCATGGTGGCTAAGACATTTGCTGATCCTCTTGTCTCTTACGGCAAGTGGCACTATGGGCAAAATAAGCATGGCTGGATATTCAAGCCAATTGAGAAATTTTGGATGAAAGTTTTCAATGTGTTGGGAAGCGACACAAAATTTATTCGTGAAAACGGCGAAACAATTTAAGGGGAATAGCATGAGTAAAGGTGGCGGTGGCGGTGGAACACAAACAATAACGCAATCAATTGATCCTCAGATCAAAGAGGCATATCTCAAAAATCTTGAGCAGGCAAAGAGCGTTGCTGCTGGCCTTGGCGTACAGGAATTTGCTGGTTTCAATCCTTTATATCAACAAGGTGAAGAGCAGCTTGTAAACATTGGACAGCGAATAAACAAATTAAGCGACCTTGGACTCACTCCATTTACTGGAGCTGATATTCAGCAGTTTATGAATCCATATGAGCAACAAGTTATTCAAGGAACATTGGGTGATATTGAGCAATCTCGCCAAATGGCTGGACTACAAAATGCACAACAGGCAACAGCAGCTAAAGCGTTTGGAGGCTCGCGCTACGGCGTCCAGCAGTCACTGACAGATCAGGCTGCACTTGCACAGGCAGCCAAGACAGCGGCGCAGATGCGTCAGGCTGGTTATGGTCAGGCTACACAGACAGCATTGAGTGCCAGAAATTTAGGGTTGCAAGGCGCTCAGTTGGGATTACAAGGAGCGCAGTTAGGATTGCAAGGAGCGCAGTCCGTCATGGGTGCTGGAAGTGCTAGACAACAGCTTGAGCAGGCAAGACTCGATGCAGCTCGCAATATCGGTTTGCAAAAACTCGGTGTCGCGCAAAGTGCATTGACTGGTCAGCCTGCAAATATTGGCAGCACAACTACTCAGCCAATATATCGAAATCAAGGTGCTGGCGTTTTGGGGGGTGCTTTGGCTGGAGCGCAATTAGGTTCAATTGTTCCTGGTATTGGTACAGGCATCGGCGCAGGCATTGGTGGTCTGCTTGGATTACTGGGGTAAAAAATGGCAACATTTGCAGAGTTATATAACGCAATACCTGGTCCTACTGGTTATCAGCCATTAGCACCATCACCAGCATCATCACCAATGGATTTTGGTGGCTTACTCTTTGGCGGCATGGATGGTGGCTTGAGCGAGTATCTGACAGATGCACAGCGCCAAGCAATGCAACGCCAAGCGATGCTGTCAGCGGCGGCTGCACTGCTTAAATCAAGCGGCAGAAGCACCACACCAGTTTCTCTTGGTCAAGCACTCGGACAAGGCTTAGAGGCTGGCGCCGCAGGCTATCAGCAGGCGCAGCAGGGTGCTTTGGCTCAGTTGATGACCAAGCAAAAGCTGGATGAAGCAAAACGCGCACAGCAGGCTCAGTTGGCCTATCAAAACTATTTGACTGGTCAGCCTACAGTTGGTGCAGAGATAACGCCAGAACAGGCTATTTCAGCGCCTGGCATGGCGCTTGGCCCAACGCAAGAGCGTGCCGCCATGATTGGTCAGCCTGCACCTAGTATGGCTCCCAGTGGAATGTCGAATTTGACACGCGAACAGCGCATGATGCTGTCGGCATTGCCTGCTGAAAAGGGTATACCTGAGATGCTGAAGCTGACTCAGCCAACAGAGAAAGCAAGGCTGCTTTCCGAACTTGGAATGAAACCGACATTGGAAAACTTGCGACTGCTTGAAAAGCCAGAGGCTGATCCTGAGAAGATCAAGATTCTCAAAGCACTTGGCATGGATGTGAATTTGAATAATTTGCGTCAACTGGATAAACCTGAATCTGCTCCCAATGAGGTGCAGTTGCTGCAAGCTGCTGGCGTACCAGTGACATTTGAGAATATCGTCAAGTTAAAAAGATCAGGCGCAACCAACGTCAATGTTGACACTGGTCAAAAGGGTTTTGAGAACAAGATGTCGGCCAAGAAGACATTCATGTCTGAGCCAATCTATAAAGACTTCAACGACATGAAGTCAGCATATGGTCAGGTGCTGACAGCTTTGGATCAAGGTTCACCAATTGGTGATGTGGCTGGCGCTACCAAGGTGATGAAACTGCTCGACCCTGGCTCTGTTGTGCGTGAGTCTGAATTGGGTATTGCGATGGCGGCATCAGGCCGTATGGATCGCCTGAAATACTATTTCAGCAATTGGGCATCAGGTGAGAAACTTACACCAACACAGCGTGAAGACTTCAAAAACTTATCAAATGAGCTGTACGCGGCTGCTGGACAGGCTTATAACCAAAAGCGTGGCGAGTATCTTGACTTTGGTACAAGCACTGGCGTTGATCTGAATACTGCACTTGGTGCGCCGGCAAAGTTGCCATCAATTGTCAGAGCGCCTGGCGCAAACGCTCCACAACGCAAACCATTAGCAGACATCTTCAAACGATAAGGCGCAATCATGGACGATCTAAGAAAACAGATTGATGCGGCAAGGAAAGAGGGATACCAAGATGATGAGATCATGGGTTATCTGTCGGCACTACCTGGTGTAGATACTCAGATCAAGACCGCCATTGAGAACAACTACACGCCATCAGAGGTATTGAAGTTCTTGTCTGAACGTAAATCACCTGCCTATGAAGCTGGTGCAAAGAAGTCACAGATGGAAAAAGGATTCTTGGCGGCCATGCAGGGTCCGACAATGGGTTTCTATGATGAGATTGCTGCCGCTGTTGCAGCACCAGTAAAAGCCATCACTGAGGGCGTTCCACTGTCTCAGGCATACCAAGAGCAACGCGACATCCTACGCGGAGCTGCTGAGTCCTATTCAAAAGAAAACCCATATACATCTATGGGATTGCAGGCAGCTGCCACATTGCCAACATTGGCAATTGGCGCACCAGCAAGAGTTGGACAAGCTATCAACCGAGGCATTGTGACGCCTGCTATGGAGGCCATATCTCCACGGCTGGCACAGTTTCAACGCTACCTGACGCAAGCACCCGCAGCAGGCCAAGTCATGGGTATGGGGCAGCGCATGGCGCAGGCTGGTGCTACTGGCTTGGGTTATGGCATGGTTGGCGGTCTTGGTACATCCGAGGGAGAAACCATTGCCGACATCAGCAAAGATGTTGCAAGAGGCGGTGTAGTTGGCGGTGTGGTAGGTCCAATATCTCAGCCAGTCATGTCGGTGCTTGGCGCTGGTGGCCGTCAGATTGCCGCGAGAGTGTCACCCGCAAGAGCTGAAACCTATGCACAGCAAAAGGTGGCCGAGGCTTTACTGCGAGACACACCACCCGATCTGCTTGAAAGCGCATTGACTATGTCGCAGGCTCGCATGGGCAAGCTCGGTACAGAGGCTCGCATTGCTGACGTAGGTGGTGCGAATATGCGCCAATTGTTGGACACCATTGCAACGCTGCCAGGCGAAACAAAACAAGCCTTGGAGCGTGCCATCAGGGAGCGTCAAGCTGGACGCGCTGGCCGTCTTGTGACTGCCGCTGATACAGCTTTAGGCACTCAAGGCGCACAGTTCCAGCAGAGCATTGATAACTTCAGCGAGATGCGCCGCATGGAGTCGCGTCCTTTCTATAACGTCATTGACCAAGCAGTGGTGCAAGTTGATGATAAATTGATGAAATTGTTGAAGCGTTCAGAGTCATCGCACAGTGCTGCCGAATTGCTGTACCGCACAAAGACTGGTCAGACAATTGATCTGTCAAAGTTGCAGGCAGGCCAGCGTGTGCCAATGAATGTGCTGGACACATTGAAGCAGTCTTTGTATGACTCAGCTCAAAGTCTCAAGCGATCAGGCGCAAATCAGCAGGCCAATGCCTATGATGATGTGCGCCAAGAGTTGATCAAGACATTGAGCGATAAGTCGCCAAGGATTGGTGGGAAGTCTGCCTACGCTCAAGCGATGGAGAAGTGGGCAGGACCATCACAGATGATGGATGCTGCCGAGCTTGGACGCAAAGCCATGACTGGGGACATTGTCAACTTCCAACAGGAATTGCGCGGCTTGACTGATTCTGAGTTGGCTGCATTCAGCGTTGGCGCTTTGCAGGCTCTACGTCAAAAGACAGGCACAGAGGCTGGACAGACATCATTGCTGAAGATGTGGAAAGAGCCAGCAACGCAAGAGCGACTCAAGGCTGTATTCGGTAAGGACTACCGAGAGTTTGCGGCAGCGGTTGCAAGAGAAGCTCGCCTTAAAGGTTTTGAGTCTGCTGGCCGTGGATCGCAGACAGCGGCACGAGCTGCTGGCATGGCCGATCTTGATGTCGCACCAGTGATGCAGGCAGGGCAGGCGGTTGCCACAGGCAATGTGCCTGGCATGGTTACATCAGCATCCAATCTCTTTGGCCGAGTCCAAACGCCAGAGGCTGTACGCAACCAAATGGGGCGTATCCTGCTCTCCCGCGAACAACAGAAACTGCTTGATCTATCCGAGTCAATTCGCAGATTGAACGAGGCACGTTCACGCGCTGCTGGAGCTGGTGGTTATATCGGTGGACAAACTGGAATAATCGGTTCTAACCTCGCAGGACAATAAACCATGGCTACTCAATTCACAGGCTTACTTGGCGATGTCCTTGGGTATATGCAAGACCCAAACAGGACGCAGGCGCTGCAAGGCATTGGCGGTTTGCTTCAGTCTGGACTTACATCAATAGATGAGTCACAAGAGAAGTTTCGTGAGCTGCAAAAACGCGCATTTGGAGATAGAAAAAATCCAATGAAAGTGACAAATCAGGCGGCATTTGATCAGCTCACAGAGATGACCATGTCAGGTCCAATGGCGTTTGCGCCTGTTGGAATGACCAAAAAGATGGCTACTGTGATGAATCCAGAGAGAATTGCTTTTCCTGATATTTACAAAAATCCTAGAGAATTGGTTCAGGAAGCTGCAAGTCGTGTTGCGCCAGAAGATCCTTTGCTTAAACAATTATTTAATGTTTCAAGACAAGATTTGTTTGATATTTCTCAGCAAGGCACACGCGCTGGCAATATCACTGATGCGCCATTTAAAACTGCAAAAAATCCTAAAGGTGCTGCTCATGCACAACAGGTAATGAATCCACGCAATGTACAGCGTTTGCAAGACATTGTGGCCGAAGCAAAGCAACAGCCTGAGTTATACAAAGGCATGGCATCTTGGTACACCATGGACCCGCTGTACAAGCGATTTGTGGATATTTATGGTCCTGATCGCGCTATCGGTGAATACAACAAATTTAATACGCTAACAGGTATGGCAAGTCCTGGCAGCGAAGTTCTTACAGAGTTGAATCGCGGCACTGCTGCCAACATGATGGATACGCTTGGTCGTTTTGAAGACTTTAGAAAATTTGGCGGTGTATCTGAATTTAAGCGTGGCGCAGACTTCCCGCCTGAATTGGCTGGCGTGATTGGTCATCCATATCACAGCACTGCACAAGCCGGTCCGATGGGTAAGTATCTTGCAAGCGGTTTGCTTGAAATGGATTCAGCCAAAGTACCAAGCTACATTGTTGCGTCTGGTGTGCCAGAGACAGGCTTTCAAACAAGATTTGCTGTTGGTGACGCACATTTTTCAAGACTTCTTGGGTTGCCAGATGTACGCGGAGCAACTACCAAAAAGGGAGTACCAACAATACCAAAAGCTAGCGCTTCTGTGCCTGAGATGGTATCAATTGCACCATTTTTTAGACAGAAAATTGCCCAACCAATGGGTATTGAGGCAGTGCCTGCACAAGCTGTTATTTGGGGTGCAGGATCAGGCGCTACAGGCGTTACTTCACCAATTGGCGCACCAAAGCTAGAGCTATTGGCGCAACAGATTGGCGAAACCGCAAGACGATTGGGTGTTTCTCCTGAAACAGCGCGAGACATGATTATCAGAGGTCAGACCTATGCTGGCGGCTTGTCCAAAGGTGGTTTGCTTTTAGATGATTGATCGTCAAGCCAGTCGATGATCCAGCCAATTGCTTCTTGAGCAGTTGGTATTTCACCTGATGCAGCCTCGACTTCATCGGCCTGTTCAAGCATTTCATTGAGGAATTTTTTCAGTTTCTCTTTATCCATTTGCTTCTCCAAACAGCGCAGCCACCAGCGGATCGCGCTTGATCTTCCACTTCTTTGCTCTTTCCTTTGCCATGCGAAAAGCATGATCGTCTAAGGACTCTTTGGCTCGCCAGCGTTTGAGCCTCTCTTGCGCCGTCAGAGGTTTAGGCTTGACGGCATCAGTGCCTATCCCATGCCGGTACACGGCCACCATCACATTGCCTGATCTGCGCCACTCTTGGATGTGGACAACGCCTTGCACTCGCAACTTGTTGATAATGATCTGAGCTGACCTCTCTGTGCAAAACACCTTGGCGGCCACCTCTGGCGCAGTGCATCCAACGCGCTGTAAAAGGGAGACAATGCGGGGTAGGCGAACAGATTTCATTCAAATATTGTAAATGACTATGTAGTCAAGGGTCAATATTCTTCTTTTTGTCATCTTTTTATGTGTTAATCCACTACATGAAGAATGTGCCAGATATTGATCAGGCGAAAGAGTTTCATGGCTACCTGATGAAGTGGCAGGAAATATTATCTTTGGGCGATTGGCGCATAGAGAGAGTTAACAAGATCGCCAAGGATGCAATGGCGTCAGTTGAGTTTGATGCACCAGCAAGGCTTGCGAGCTACAGGCTGGGGTCATTTGGCGGTGAAGAGATAAACAGCGCTAGCCTTGAGATGACGGCGCTGCATGAGTGTTTGCATATCCTTTTACACGACCTTGTTGAGACAACGGCAGACAGGAATTCGACAGAAGAACAGCGAGAAATGGCCGAACACAGGGTTATCAATTTGCTTGAAAAACTTCTACTGAAAGAAAATCATGGGCGGTAAAGCGGTTTACAGCGATCAAGAATTCATCGAGCTTTGGAAAACGCATGAGTCAGGCAAAGAAATGGCAAAAGCCATTGGCATGGACCTACGCAATATTCTGCGGCGCAAAAACAATATAGAAAATAGATACGGCATTGCCTTACATCAAAAATCAAATCTAAATAAGATGATTGCAAAGCCGAATAATTCGGCTCGCAAAGAATTGGGGATTGAGAATGGCGTTGTTCTTGTTTTTAGTGATGCTCACTTTTGGCCTGGCATCCACACGACAGCGTACAAGGGACTTCTTTGGGCGATTAAAGAGTTTCAACCAAAGGCTGTCATTGCCAATGGAGATGTATTTGATGGCGCTTCTATCTCTCGCTATCCTCGCATTGGATGGGATTCAACACCATCAGTAATCCAAGAGTTAAAAGCCTGCGAGATTGCTTTAGGTGAGATTGAGGATACCGCCAAGAAAGCAAGACACAATGTCAAACTGGTGTGGACACTTGGCAACCATGATGCACGCTTTGAAAACAGATTGGCCGCCAATGCGCCGCAATATGAGTTTGTCAAAGGCTTTACCCTAAAGGATCACTTCCCAACATGGGAGCCATGCTGGAGCTGCTGGCCGACTGAGAATGTAACCATCAAGCATCGCTGGAAAGGCGGTGTACACGCTACACACAACAATACTGTCAATGCCGGTGTGAGTATCGTTACAGGCCATTTGCACAGCCTTAAGGTGACACCATTTGCCGATTACAACGGCAACCGATTTGGCGTTGATACAGGCACGCTGGCAGAGACTGATGGACCTCAATTCATGAACTATCTAGAAGACTCGCCAACCAACTGGAGGTCAGGCTTTGCGGTGCTGACGTTCCATGAGGGAAAGCTGCTATGGCCAGAACTGGTCCACAAGTGGGGTGAAAATCAAATTGAATTTAGGGGAAAAGTTTATGACATCTGATTTGATAAGTTATCTCAAGTCTGAGATAAAAGAATTGCATACCATCTTGCATGAGACTCAACTTGAATTGGCTAGGGCTAATGAAAGGCTCAACCGCCGATCTGAGCCACTAAGCGATGAGCGTATATACATCTTGTACACACGCAGCCTAGACTGGCGCCAACTGGCAAGAGATATTGAAGCAGATCACGATATAAATGTCTAGTTGGCTAATTGCACTTGTTGGACTTATATATCTAGGAATTGGCATAGATCAGATAAATAAAGGCCAATTTTGGATGGGCTTTACATTCATAGGATATTCGTTTAGCAATGTCGGCCTGTACATGATGGCCAAATAAAAAAGGGGGTTATTAGCCCCCTTACCTATCACTCAATGCGTTCCCACACTGTCCCGTCTTCAGCGTAGTACCAGTCACCGATTTCGTACTCTTCATCTTCTTCAACTTCTTCAATTTCGTAGTCTTCAACTTCTTCATCGCACTGGTTTAATTCGTACTCCTCTGTTACGTCATAGTCAACGCACCATCCATGGTCTTTTTGGAATTCGATAAATTCTTGGATGATTGCGATCTTGTCAAAGTCATTTGTTTCAATGGTCACTTTTTCGTTTGATGACCAGTCATACTCGCCAACTTCAATTTCAATTTTGTACATATTAAAAACTCCTTTAATGGCACGATTGCCAATTAAAATCCTATCGCCAAATTGTGACAAGTGCAATTATGAATTTTGCTTGCTAGGCTTGGCATGAGAGTAAACAGTCACTTGCTGTTTAGACTCAAGTCCTATCTTGGCCTGCGCTGCCTGACCCCATGCTCTACCTTGCGCTATTTGGCGCATTTCCTTGTCTCTTGTCCAGATTGATGCTGTTCCGTCACGCCAGTCAAACGCGTTCTTTTTCTCATTCATTTGTTATTCACCTTAATTTCTTTCTGAATGCCTGCACTCATTTGCAGGAACATCCGCATCCACTTGACACCGCCAAGCCTTACATACTCGGCGTACTCTGATTGGGTAAGGCGCAGCGTGATGGCGCGTCCCAGTTCTGTCTTCTCTTTCATCATTCAACCTCAAAATTTAAAAGTACCCACACAAAGCAAAACAGCGTGATGATCATCACTGCCATGCCAAACAATGCCATCAAGAAAAAGATTATTGCGGTTTGCATGGCTTGGCCTCACTTGGTGGTGTCCAGCCAAAGCGCCGCCAAGTGGCCTGCACATCAACAGGCTTGGGGGGTGGTGGTGTAGGTATTGGATTCATTTTTGCACCGCCAGTAGTTCCATCTCAGCGTCTTTGAGGCGGTCTTGGATGCACTTCATTTCGTAGTCAAGCTGATCGATTTGGCGTTGCATACGCTCGCGGGTGAATCTCTCAGCGTGCGCCCATCCAATGATTGCGCCACAGTGAACTGCTTTGTTGATGAGTTGCACCATCTCGGCGCGAGTCATCATGCCAATGGCAGTCTCTTTGGGGGGTGAGAGGCGCAGCACCTCGGCGTCTATTTCGTCTTGCATCTTCTTAGACATGGATGTCTCCTTGGGGTTGAGGGGTTGACCAGGCTTGCACAAGCAGGGTGGCGTTATAGGGGATTGGCGTCACAGTTGACACAAACAGACCTTTTCCGCGCTGCTTGCGACCCCATGCGTCTACGGCATTGGCGTTCTTTAAGTCACCGCGCTTGACGGCAGCGTACACCTTGGAACGCTCAAAGCCGCCATCCTCCAACTCGGCCATGCTGCGCGGTTCTTGGCAAAAGTCTTGGAGATCAGTCATGATGACCACCATGCGGCGAGTAAGAGGGCAAAGCCAACGCCGATAGCGATGGCCACAAGGAAGTCAAGGGCAGAGTCAGCGCGGCGCTCTAAGCGCCTTGCTTGCTCCATGTAGGGGTGTTGGGTGTGGTTCATTTCAAAGTCTCCTTTAATTGATGACAGAATAATCATATCACTTTTGATATTGCTATCAAATACCTTTCAATTTACTCAACTATTATTCCTGTAAACTTAGCATTGGCGGTTTTACTGCCAGTTGCCTTTGGGGGGTCAGCGTGAGTTGATCCCCTTTTTTTATCTTAAACTTGACCATCTCCACAATTTATGGTTAACATACTCCACATGAAAACGATTTCACAAGAAGCACTTCACGCCATACGGCACAAAGTCGAATGCGCTGGCTACAAGATGTCTGATGTCTGCCGCGTTGCGGAGATTGATCAGGCGCAGGTATCCCGCTGGATGTCGGGGACCACAGAGCCATTGTATGGATCAGTAATGCGCTTGGATCAGGCTGCCGATGCGCTGGTATCAGCTCGCCTCACAGTCCTTAACAAAGCCATGGAGGATGCCGTCAAATGAGTACATTCAAACCGCGCAGAATCATTGGCATTGACGTAGGGCTGAATGGCGCAATTGCCATGATGCAGGGCGAAACCCTGACAGGCATTTTCGATATGCCCACAGTCACTTTGGATCGCAACGGCAAAGCCAAGCGCCAAATCAGCATTCCTGAGTTAATTGAGATCCTCGACAACTTCAAGCCCGATGAGGCGTACATCGAAAAGGTCTTTGCAATGTCAGGCCAGGGCGTTACCAGCGTATTCAGCTTTGGGCGCAGCCTTGGTGCGATTGAGGGTGTGATCGCCGCGAGATCCATCAAGTCCACTCTGATCACGCCACAGACATGGCAAAAGGCGATGGGCGTGACAGGCGGCAAGGACGGCGCAAGGGCGCGTGCCATGGAGCTGTTTCCTTGGAACGTGGACTACTTCAAGCGTAAGAAAGATGATGGCCGAGCAGATGCGGCGCTCATTGCTTGTTGGGGACTTAGACATGGATGACAAAGAACGAAACACATTGAGAGATCACATTGTTTGGCTTGGCTCGCAGCTTGAGTACCAGCGCCAAATCAACAAAGCAAACACCGAATTCCTAAAACGCTTGGTGCATCCCGAGGACTTGGGATTCTCGGTAAGCAACGAGGTTCGCCAAATTGCTTACTCACTACTGATCAACAACCAAATAGAAAAATGAAAAACCAACCCTTAAAACTCAGGCCGTCATCCGCATCACGCTGGATCGCCTGCCCTGCCAGCGCCAGACTGTCAACGCTTGTGCCTTATCAGGAATCAGGCGAGGCAGCAAAGATCGGCACAGCCATACACGCGCTGGCCGAGACTTGCTTTCAGCTCGACACCGACCCTATGAAGTTTGTCGGCCAAGTGGTTGAGGGCATCACAATGACTGAAGAGAATTGCGAGTTTGCCTTGGAACACTTGCAGGCGATATGGGCGATTCAAGATGAGCTTGGGTCTGTCAAGGTGGAGCAGCTCTTCAAGCTCTACCAAACGCCACAGTTCTCGCTACAAGGCACTGCCGATGTCGTTGGCATATCTCAGGACAAGCTGATCATTGCCGACCTTAAAACAGGGCGTGGCTATGTGGACGCTGACAGCGAACAGATGAAAATCTATGCGCTTGGTGCGCTGATGCACAGCAGCCACAAGCCTAAAGAAGTCGAGTTCCAAATCATCCAGCCACACCATGGTGAGAAGCGCATACACCGCATGAGCGTGGACGAGTTGGGCGTATGGGAGACAGAAGTCTTATTGCCGGCCATCAATGAGGCTGTGAGCGATGCACCGCGTTATGCGCCATCAGAGCAAGCCTGCCAGTGGTGTCCAGCAAAGCATATTTGCTCTGCACAGAAAGAGCAGTTCGATATCGTGGCGGCGCAACCCGACATCACCCTCATGTCAAAAGAGGACATCAAAGAGGTGATGCTGACTCTCACGCCGGCACAAATCAGCGCCATCCTTGATCGCGCACCAATGGTTGAGAAGTTCATTGAGGCCGTAAAAGATCACGCCACCAAGCAAATGGAGGCTGGCGCCGTACTACCTGGCTGGCAGCTCCAACCCAAACGCGCCTCACGCAAATGGATTGATTCCAATCAAGCGCGTCAAGCTCTTACTGACGCAGGACTTACAGACTCTCAAATTTTTGAGACTGAACTAATTTCTCCTACGGCGGCTGAAAAGCTACTGCCAAAGGAACAAAGAGTTATCTTGGACGCATTGACGGCCAAGGTATCGAGTGGACTCACCCTTGCGAGAGATCGCAGCTTGAGTCAATAATGCAACCCCTGTAACTTTTGAAAGCGAAACGCAAAATGCTAAATCTCTCTTCTGGCGGCGGTAATGGAAACTACATCCGCTTCTCACCCCAAGCCAACGCTTGGACAAACAACCTCGGCGAGGAAATCCAACTCAAAAAGGTAGTCTTTGACATCGATGCTGTACAAACAGGCTGGCTCGCACTTGGTGTTGGTCTGCGCGATTGGCAACCCGATGCAGAGCTTGGCCGTAAAGGTCCACAGCCTACACCTGACCACAAACGCGGTTTCATCGTCACTCTTTACAACAAGGAGATCGGGACTTGTGAGTGGTCATCAAGTGGCGTAGGTCCGAACATGGGACTCGAGAAGCTCTACACAGACTGCGCCGCACAGCGTGCCGCCAATGCAGGTAAGTTGCCTGTGCTGGAGTACACCGGCAGCAAGTTGGAGAAGATAGGCAAAGGCACAACACGCATACCCAACTTCACTATTGTGAGTTGGATTGACAAGCCTGCTGGCATGGGGCAGAGCGATGCTGAGTACACCGCGCAAGTGGCTGCGCCACCAACGCCAGCTCCCAAAACTGTTGCTGCACCAGCTCCCGCGCCTGCGAAGTCAGCTATGGCGCAGGCTGTTGAAGATGACGAAATGTTTTAACTGAAAGCTAGTAAGCGCCGAGGTGTAACAGCCTCGGCTTTTTTTTCCTCTAAAAAATGGCAGCATATAAATGCAAGCAGAACAAATAGCCAAAACGCTCGGCAACGCGAAAAGAGCAAATGGTCAGTGGGTAGCATCATGCCCAGTACCGAGTCACGGCAAAGGCAACGGCGACAAGAATCCAAGTCTCAGCATCCACATCGGAGATGACGGCAAACCCTTATTTCATTGCCACGGCGGGTGCTCTCAGGAAGAGGTATTCAACACCATCAAGGATAGAAACTTGCTTCCCGAGCTGGAAGAGCGACCCGACCCTCTCGCCAACATCAAGCCATTACCCAAAGTCGAGTTTCAGCAAGAGTGGCAGTACCAAGACGAAGACCGCGTCACAGTTTTCGTCAAGCACCGGCTGCGCGTAGGGGAAACCGGCAAAACCTATCGGCTCTACAAAGTAGATACAGATGGAAAACGCTACCCAACACTTGGCGATGCACGAATAGTCCCCTACAAGTTACCCGAATTGCTGGACGCGAAGACCGCGGGAAGAATCATCTATCTCGCTGAGGGCGAAAAGGCGGTGGACGCCTTAATGAGTCTTGGCGTGGTGGCCACAACAGCACACAGTGGCGCAGGGCATTGGCCAGACGCCATCACCGAATACTTTGCTGGCGCCAATGTGGTGATCCTGCCTGACAACGATCTGAGTGGCTGGAGTTACGCTCGCAAGGCAGCAGAAGCCATCCTGCCCATCGCCAAGGCGCTCAAGGTAGTTGACCTCGGCCTGCAGGGGCAAGGCGATGACGCCTATGAGTTCATTGAGGCAGGCGGCGGCAGAGCAGAGCTGGCAGCGTTGGTCAAGGCAGCGCCAAAAATCAATAGTGTTGACGATGTAACGATGCCCGAAAGACTTCAGGCGATTCAACCGAATGCGGCAATTGATGTGCCGCCACCACAAGTAGAGGACATCGCCAAAGAATTTGCGCCAGACCCACCAAAAGAAGCACCAAAGCCAACCAAGACCATAAAGATTGAATCTTGGGACACCATTCAGGATGAGCCAGTCGAGTGGCTGATTGAGGGTGTCATCCCCAAAGGATCATTCACGGCGTTGTATGGACCGCCTGGGAGCTTCAAGAGCTTCATAGCCCTAGACATTGCCGAGGCCATCGCCACAGGGCGCACATGGATGGGCAGGGAGGTTAAGCAGACTGGTGCAGTGCTGTACTTGGCCGGCGAGGGATTTGGCGGTATTGGAGCCAGGATCAAAGCCTGCAAGCTTTACCACCAGACTCAAGACGGCGCACCGATCTACATCGTCAGACACCAGCTCAACCTCAGATCAAGTGCTGAGGACTTCAACGCCTTAATGCTGGCAGTCGTACAGCTGGTGGAGCAGACAGGCTTGGAGTTCAGCTTAGCCATCGTGGATACCTTAGCTAGAGCTTTCGGCGGCGGCAACGAGAATAGCTCAGAAGACATGGGTGCATTCATCACTGCCATGGGAAAGGTCCAAGAATTCCTCAACTGCGCCTTGATGGTGCTGCATCACAGCGGCAAGGACGCCGCCAAAGGACTGCGCGGTCATTCATCACTGCTTGGCGCAGTGGATACAGAGCTGGAATTACTCAGGTTTGACGAGCAAATGAAAGGCGTGCTCACCATCAGTAAGCAAAAGGATGGCGCAGATAACGAGCGATTTGGCTTTGAGATGGTGGAGGTTGAGATTAGGCCAGCAGGACTCGGACTGAGCGAGCCAGTCGTTAGCTTGGCAGTTCAAGCCAGCGACTCAGCCGTCAACGAAATACCCAAAAAGGCAGGCAAGAGCAACGCGGGGAGTGGCAAGAATCAGCGACTGGCGATGCAATGTCTAGAGCGAATGGTCAAAGAGCATGGAGCGCCAAAGTACATCGATGGTTTACAACGTCATGCCATCAGATTGGAGCAGTGGAGGCAGGAATTGTGGTCCAAGATGGGGTGTACTGATGAGGATAAAAGCTCATTCAAGATGGCGTGGAAGCGTGCCAAGGACGACTTGCAGAAGTCAGGCGAGGGCGATATTAGGGACGATTATGTGTGGTTGCAGCACAAACCGATGGGATTTGAAGCTGTATGAATAAACAGGTAACAAGTAACAAACAGGTAACAAACGTAACTTGTTTGTTCCGTACAGGTAACAAGTAACAAACCGAGAGTCTAGAACTCGGAGGTTTGTTACCACTGTATGTTACCAAGTTGCACCAAAACAGGGAGAAACGAAATGGCGACAAAAAGAACATCGAATAAGCATCCAGTGGTGGAGCAACCAAGTCCAAAGGCAGACGCTTGGACGATTCATGTGCAATCGAAACTGGTGGAGTTGGAGTCGGTAAAGGTTGCCAGCGATAGGAAATGGGGAGAAAACCGACTGAATACTTTGGTAAGCAGTGAGCTGAGAGAGAAATTTTGGATTCAGAACAGCAGACTGCATCAGGCGATGGAGTCCAAAGATCAGGCGAAGTTCGATTCCAGCGTGGCGGGAATGATCAGGGCGTATGGCGTGCTGGATCAATGGGCAACCGAAGAGGGGTTAGAGCCAGCATCAGCCATTCCTCGGATTGAGTGGGAAATGCAAAATGGTCAGACCATGGTCATCGTCAGAACAGTCAATGAAGCAGTTGCAATTCAGACTCAGCGTCAGGACCTATCGAATCACCACATCTGGTCAATGCAGGAGATCGAGGTACTGATGGCCGATGAGGGAGTTCAACAGATGATTAAGCTCAAAGCTCTTGTGCCAACAGCTCAATTGACAAAGTTCAAAAAGATAGGTGGCGAAACAGGCTTTGATGACTTTGAAAACGATCTGACATTCAGCGACAATGACACCATGGAATACAAATTCAATTCCGAACAGGCAGAAAGGTTCAAGAATGGACAAAATCAACGAGATCATGGGTAAGGTAGTGGATATGGTCAAAACGGCTGTAGAACGGCTTAAAACGGCTTTTAGGAGGGTTTAAACGATGCCAGGCACGCCAAAGCGCAGAAAAGATGTCGCTTTTCTCAATGAGATGCCAGAAGAGATGATCTTCAGCATGGTTGAAAGCGGTAAAAGCATTGCCGACATTTGCATCAGCTTGGGTATCAGCAAGCGTGCGCTAGATGATTGGATCGAGGAAAACGATCACGGTGCTATGATTACGCGCGCGCGCACGCGTGCTGCCGACCTGATGGCTTGTGACACTATCAAGATCGCCGACAGCATGGCCGACAGCAATCCGCAGCGCGATGTCCAGCGCATCCGCACGCGCCAGTGGCTGGCCGAAAGGTGGGATCAGAAAACTTATGGTCTACAAAAGGCGCAACAAATCAACATCAATGTGCAGGACTTACGCATGGCGGCGCTGCGCCATGTCGAGGTGATCGATGACTTATCCACAGAAAAAAGCCAATGATGCACACATTGCCCTGTGGACAACTGCAAAGTGCCTGCAGATTGAGCAAAATTGCTGTAGTTATCCACAAAAAAGTTAACATAATGAACATCGTGTTAAACCGATTATGTAAGGCTCATGTAAGAAAGCA